TGTGGTTCCAAACTTACCGCCACCCTCACCTACAAGCTTATCTTCCCCAAAGCTTTCTGCCACCTTAGACATGAGCTTAATAAACGTGGGATGCTTCCCAAGACCCATCTCTTTAATTTCCTTAACCATAGACTCATCTGCAACCTTTTTAAGAGCTGCTGCTGCGGCAGCTGTCTTCTTCTCAAATGCAGCGCCCCATTCAGATTCAAGCGCTCCCATTTTCTTCTGCATTTCAGCCGCAGAGTTATCTTCTTGGGTTTTAACGGCAGATGTCACCTGAGCGTTGTACCAGTCCATAAGGCCCTGCGCCTGACGTGGCAACATACCTACCTTGTGGGCGGCCTCTTTGAATTGCTTCAAAAAGTTATCGTCCGTTTTAACACCGTCTGCGACCTTGAGTTCGTATTTGTCTGGAGATTCTGGCCGTCCGATCTGATTAAAAAATTGGTCGTACTCTGTGTCACCCCAGTTTTTTGATGGTTTCACAACCTTTTCTGCGCCAATCATTTTCTGTGCGGACACATAGCTTTTCGCGAGATTCTCAACCGTCTTAATCGCTTTCATCGACGGATCTTCATGCAAATCACCAGGCAAAGAGTTTTTCCAGACCTCATCACCCGTAAACTTAGGCGCGGCACCATTGCCAGCGCCCGTCCCATCACCAGTACCCGAAGAGGTTGTGGTTGTAGTAGTGGTAGTGGAACCTTCTGTAATATCACCTGTCCCCATAATACTTCTCCCTGTATTTTCGTTGTTCGTCCAATAGCTTCAAAACGTCGTCCGGTTTGAAGTCTAAAATTGCTAGTATTTGAAGAGCCAAACTACGCTCGCCCTCCATAAACGCCGCTTCGTGCGGATTCCCATTAAATGTGCTTTTAAAGATGTGCGCTCTCTCAAGGATGTCAGAAAGAACAAGTCGACCCTTGTCGGTTGTAAACACGTCGTAATAATCCGCGTGTCTCATCATCACTGTTTCTTTTTTTTCTTGCTTCAAAATCTTCCTTAAACTGAAGCTACCTGCGAAACAGCACTTGCAGCCGTATCAGCTACATCGGCCTCTGCCTGTTGCCTTTGTTGCTCTGCAAGCTCTTGCTGTGCTTCCGCCCTAGATTGTCTAATTTCATTAACACGGTCAAGACTATTTAATATTTCCTGCGGGGCACCAAAGCTCTTTGCCACATAACGCAGAGCTTCGTCGCCATTCAGGTTGTCTCTCACCGCTGGGTCGGCTTGTATAAATGGCGCGGCCACCTCTAGTGTTCTTGTAATATTCTGAATCTCAGAAACTCTCTGAGCCTTAGCGACCATTGAAGAATAGCGAACGTCTACCTTCTTCCCACTTAATACTTCTGGGATTGGTGGTAGTGCGTTCGCTCTTAGGTGCATCGCAAACGTCCTGTCTATGAGCACGCGCAGTAATTCGTTGTTTTGTCGTCCAGTCATTGGGCCAAGAAGTCTTAAATTTTCTTCAGAGCGCTGCAACACTTCTGTCGCTGTCATTTCTGGCCTGTTTTCAATAAGCTTTAATTGGTCCACGAAAAACGCTTGTTTAATACGCATTCTAACGTCTTCCATGACCTGTTGACCGAAGTCGATTCTCGCGTCGTTAGCAAATGGTTCAATCCTATCGGCAGATCCAGCTCTGTAATAGTTCACACCACCAGGAGTTAGCTTCACAGGAAGCACAAACCCATCATCTGGTAACATAATTGGTGGATCTACAACCTTTTGCGCGCCCTTTAGTGTAACCTTCATCATTTCATTCACCATTCGCACATCTGGTAGCGCAGTCATTGCTGGCGATCTTCCGTATGTCTCACCAGAAACCTTTGACCACCTTGGCACTGCAAATGGGAATTCCTTAAAACCACTTTCGCTTAATTCTTTGCCCTTTTCTTTTAGTATGTAACAAGATCCAACTGGGTAATCTTTGGGGTTTAGACTTTTGTCGTTGTATTCACTTCTCGGATATACAGCGTGGCAAATTTTATGGTCTTCATCTCTTTTTGCTTCCAGAAAGCGCTTACATTCAGCATCAATTGCATCAGAATCACCGAATTTCTCTAAAATCTGCTTACCGGTCATATCAAACTCTCGGTAAACAGTGTCAACTAGACCGCGTGCATTCTCTTCGATGAAGAATTCTTTAATTGGGATGGCTTTAAACCTGACAAGAAGTTCTTCGTCCTCTTCCATGAACAAGCAAGCGGTCCCAAAAATCACCATGTCTAAATAAATTTCGTGTATTTGCTCTTGGAAGTTTGACTGGTTAAAAGTCTCATGCATTTTAACCCTTGTTTTATCCATCCAAATACGCACGTCATCGCGTTTATCTAGTTCTGGCTCTCCAGTGGTAAGCTCAAACCATAAAAGATTCGGGCTTGTAAGCATTCCATGTAACGCACCACCCAAAAGCTCCGCTGCGTGCATTCCTGTTGAATCAAAAAGATGTGAAAATTTTCTTGTTCCTGGAAAATCTACGCGCCAGATATTGTTTTTATTCGGGATGTAATAATCAGCGAGTGTCTGCCAGTGGTCTTCCCAGATGGCTCGCTTACCACGCATTTTATCAAAGCGTTCTAATATCTTTTTAACTTTTTCTTTTTGTTCAGCCATGAATTATCCAGTCAAATCAATCTGACCACCGCTAGCTTGCCCAATTGTCGCAAGCAAATCAATCGAGCTTCTTCCTGGTCTTCCCTGAGATTGCTTAAGCGCTTCCTCGCGTTGCTTTAAAAATTCTTCTAGGTTTTTTTTGTCTTCTTCCCTTTTTTTAGCCATTGCGCGCTCTTGGCGTCTGGAAGCCATTTGTCTTTGAGCGTGGTCTAATGCGGCCTCAGATGTCCCAGCTTCTCCAACAAAAAGCTCCCCAGTCTCGGGGTCAGTAATTTTCCATGTGGTCATTGAACTCATTTTATTTCCCCTATAAACTAAATAGATTGTACTCTGTCTCCGCTTCCCTTGGAAGTTGTTTGTTTTTGGACATGAACGTGTCCCTATAATTCATTGCAAACACCCTGAATGCATCGCTCCCATGCGACGCAAAGTTATGTAAGGGTTTGTTTTTAAAACAGGACATCTTATCATCCCATTCGCGCATATAATTTCTTAGTGCATCAAGCCCCTTTTTGGTTTTTTGGGCATCGAAGTAACACATAGGGAGCACCTGTCTAACGGCGTTAATTCCGTCCTCAATACTCTGGCGTGCAACCACTCTTGTGGGCTTAATTCCCAGGGATCGAAACGTCTCTTCGCGGGTTTTCCCTGTCCCAAGCTCCCTGGCCTTTGCATCCCAAGGGAGGACGTGCTCTCCATAATTATAAGGTTTTTCGCTAAGTAGTATTTTCGCATATTGAGGAATTCCCTTCCCTGAGTCTTCCAGATAATCAATTACCCTCTTTTCGTTCCCACAAAATTGCACAAACCAAATCGCAGTCGTGTCGTCTATCCCGAGATCCCAATAAGTATTCACCGTGAGCGCAGGATCATACGGAAGTGGTAAAATGTGACCAGTCTTTTCAAGTTCTATAATCTGCTTTGCGTAATACGCACCCACCATTCCAGAATTGAAGCTGCACTCGAACTCCTGATTGTAGGTGTCTTCATCAAGCTCTTTTTTAAGCGCCCTAAGCTCGTCTGGGTCTATCACACCGGTTTCGGAAGCCCTGTAGATTACCGCAAACCAGTCTGGGTCATTTTTTGCGTACTCAAACAACTCGAAAAAGTGGTTACGGCCTTTCGGAGTCCCAATAAAAATTGCGAATCCCTTTCTGTCCGCAAGCGCTGGCCGAATAATCTCACTGAACACACTTGGCATCATTTGCGCGTATTCGTCCAAGATTCCGCCGTCCAAATAAAGACCCCTGAGTGCGTCTGGATTTTCCGCGCCAAGGAGCATAATTCTCACCTTGTCGTTTGCTCTCGGGATGTCTACACGAAGCTCTGCTTCATTCACTACAACACCAGGAATATTTTTTGTGTAATGTTTCAAATACTCCCAAGCAATACGCTTCACCTGCCCATAAAATGGAGCGATGTATGCATACTGTGGATTGTGAAGCGGATTCCTCAACCCCTTGTCTACAAGGTGGTTAATACAGAAAACCGTTTTCCCAATTCGTCGATGCGCAACAATTACGCTGAATCGTTTGACGACTCTGTGGAGATGTTCTTGTAGCTTTCTGGGGCGATATCCTGTGTCGATGACGACGTTTGATGACATTCTTCAGAATGTTCACTTGTCTTAACAGAAACGTCAACCTCAGGCTGTGGAACGCCTGTCTGAATCACGATATTCACCTGTGGCGGGCCGCTATTCTTTGTTGATGCGCCGTATAACGATGGAGCCTGTTTCTCTGCGAGCCACTGGTTTGCATTAATCTTCACCTTGTTCACAACCGCATCTTTTTTGGTCTTCGTGTTCTTTGCGATCTCTCTCACCTCATCTGCAATATACTCGGCGGCCTGTTCCTTCGCCTTCTTAACCTCTGCGTCAAAGTCTGGATACATCCTGCGCCACATGTAAATAACAGCTCTCGGAGGCATCCCCTTCTCCTTGCAAATCTCAAGAAGAGTCTTGCCTTCAATTAATTTCTTCAAAACCTGGTTGCACGTCACCACAGAAAACGGCCACACAAGACGCGGCAATGAATCTGGGTTCGTCCCCTTTGGTGCCCAAATCAGCCTGTCTTCCGTGTCCTGTATCCAGTGATACGACTTCGCTGGGAAGTCATTCGGGTTTGCCTTATCTGGAATGTGTTCATGTATTTGCGTAGGCTTTGTCTCTCCGGTTCTTCTCGTGACAGCCTTGTGTCCCTCTGTGCCTACAATTTTATTTGTCACTGGGTCATACCACTCCACTTGGCCGTTTATGTTAATTCTTTGCTTGAGTCCGTCTGACATTTTTTCTCTCCAATTTTTTATTCAACCAAAATATCTTCATCTTTTCGCTACATGCTGGGAAAAATTCTTTAATCATCGAAACGCACAATATAGACCATTCTTCACATAATTTTTCTGCGCGGCCAAAGTCCCCCATAGCGATAGCCTGATTAAAATTAAAGAAAAAGTCTTTCTCGGCGTTGGTCCAGCCCTTCCCGTTATCGTCGCACCAAGATATCAGCGAAGGTAAAAGTTCATCTGGAATATTGTTTTCTATTGTCTGCATCGCTTTTCTTAGGCTCATACTTAAAACTTCCATACTGCTCATATTTGACTCCATTTTTAACCCTCATTAAAACAATTCTATCTCTTGTGTCGCCAGATCTTCTAAGCTTAACAAATTTTAACTCCCTAAATGATTGGTTTATAGTTCCAGAACTATTATCAATCATCTCCTGTGTTGGCTCGTTGAATAAAATTACATTGTCACTTAGTTGTGTGATCGCAAGCGATCCATAAATATCATACTCTGTCTCAATTCTGGTTGACTCTGCACCCCTGTCCCCCTTTTTGGGGTGAGCAACCAGGAAGATGTGTATTGGCGTTTGTCTCACAAAAAGAGCCAGCGCTTTCATCGCCTTTCTCATCTCCTGTATATTGTCCCTGTCATTCCCCTCTGTGCAAAAAAAGTTCAGGTTATCTATAATAGCAACCTTTATCCCGTGATTTAAATAAGCAGAAGCAAGCGAGTGCGTGAGTAGCTCAACTGGAAATTCTCCATTCATATTAAGAAAATACATACAATCGCCAACAACTTGATTGATGCCTGCTGGAAATTTTCTATTTAATTCATCTGGGTTAATTGCAAGACCCTTGTTCCAGTTTTCGCCAATATGCGACGATATAAGCCTCCTTACAAAGTCCTCTCTCCCGTTCTCAATTGAGGCTATGTATTGTGGAACAGAAAGCATTCTTAATCTTTCAGCTATATAAACCATGAACTGAGTCTTACCCCTACCGCTGGCTCCACAGACTATGGTTATTTCATGCGGCCTTATGCCGCACATGATGTTGTCTATTGGCGACAAACCACCTGTCTTTTCGTCCCTTAAATAAATTGGGTCAGGCGGAGAAAGTATAGACCTCTGCACTTCGAGCAAAAATTCTGGCGCATCAGAGTAATATGGCTCAAGGCCAGGTATAACATAATCTTGCGTTGGCTTTGCTGTGTTGAGTTCACTTAACTCAAGCCTAATGGCCTCAGCATAGGTCAATTTTGATTGCTGCACTTTTCGCCCTTGGTAAATAATAACCCTCTAGGATCTTACAAATGACCTCTGGATTGCATATCCAGTCTATTGTGCCCTTCCACCCAAATTTGTTGCTCCCAGAGCAAAAAGCCGTATTTGCGGCGGTCTGGACAGCTTTTATAAAGGTTTGTTCATCGACGCCAAATGCAAGCATTGCCTTAATTTTATCTACGCGCTTTTGGTGTAATCCAGAGCATTTGGTCATTTCCCCGCAATTCTCGTTCCATAGACGTACAACGTCCCTAACTCTATGCATTTTTACTCCTTTTAATTTTGTTGCCAGAAACGGCCTGAACGGCTAGAACGGTCCCTGGTACTTTTAAGCAAGCCCAAGTTAATCAACGGCTCACTAGAAATCAAATCTGGTGGGCCGTTCGACCATAAAGACCAATAAAATCAAAACAAGCCACTGCGTTAGACTCTTG